GCGTTTATGGCGATCTTATTACGCTCAGTGGTCTCTCTCTCCTCGAAAAACGGCCTTCCCGTAGGTCGCGGGCAACCCAAGCTGATGAGAATTTGGAAATTCTTGGTCGGCTGCGCGGTCCGCTTTTCCAGTTTTCAAGATCTAAATGGTTAGAAGAAAACATCTACGAAGCTAAGCTATACGGCCGTTCCTTACATGAACTAATGGCCGCGACTGACAAGTATTTTGATGTATATGTGCGGAGTAACGCTCCCCAGTACTCAGACCCCGATCCCGGGCCGAAGAGTGAACTAATTCGACATCAATTCCATAACATCCACGCATCGCTGGATCGTCGCCTAGAGCCGGCTGAAGCGGAGGAGAGCATTGGAGCCGCGAATAGTGTTCTATCGCTGTATTGGGCATATCACAATAACCTGAGTGGTGCGAACAGTCCGGTGTCATCAACGCGTGAGGCAACTAGCTACTTGAAAAAGGCGAATGACGTATTCTCGGCTAATGGACTTGCGGCGCAGTCAAGGCGCTGCATTTACTATATTGGAAATATACTTTGGTTGAGGGGCGATATCAGTGACGCTAAGGGCTTTCTTCAAGACGTACTTGAGAGCAAGGATGCAGACGAGAAAATGCTCTGTGATACTCAAAGAGCGTTTGCGCACATTGAGTATAAGGAAGGAAGCATTCCGTTGTCTGTCGCCTATTACAGGGAAGTGATGACCAAGGCGGAAAGTCTTGGTTACGAAGAGTGTTCCATCAAGTGTCGGGTGGGACTCATAGACGCATATCGAAAATTGGCTCAGTACACGAGCGCGATCGAGATCTACTTCAGTATGGAGGGCAAGTTGGATGCTTATGAAAGAGAAAAGAGCAATGCAATTAGAGGCTATGCTTACGTCCTAAGCTTGATGGGGGATCTATCAGAAGCGCGAACACAATACTGGCGCGCAATCGAGCACTTCAACAGTAATGCCTTTGGACTTGCTCACTGCTATCGCGGGTTGGGCGATGTTTCCGTACGGGAGGGCGAACTTGATGCGGCGGGAAATTTCTTTGAAAGCGCACTCATATATTACAGTGATGCGCGAAAGAACCGGAGCTTGGGTGTGGGATTGGTTTTTCTCGGACAGGCCCGGCTAGCTTTGGCAAGAGCGGACTATGGGCGCGCGTTGGAGATTTCTCGAAATGCTGCTGAGCTTTTCGATCGTCAGCAATTGAATGAGCCTTATGAGCTGGCTTCTGCCTACGAACTCATTGGTGATATTCATAACCAAGCTGGGCGTAAGGACCAAGCAAGGGCAAGCTACGAACTTGCTATACAGCGATATCGCCGGGTCGGTGCTTCAGCAATCGCATCTATGGTCGAGGAAAGGAAGGCCATGACTAGCACTCGGCACAACTGAACGCATTTCGAATTTGACGAAGTGAGCCTTCTCTAGATTGAGTCGATGCCCGGCCTTTGGATGTGGAGCCCGATGGCAGGTAGTTACAAGCCCTCCGAATTGCGGCACTTCGTGGCGGTGCATGGGGCGAAGGTGGCGGCGTCTTGTGCGTGACCCGTGCCCCTATCTGGCGAACTTCCGTTGCGCCATCAAGTTGCTGACAACTCGATCCGATCCAAGCGCCGTCGGTTGACAGCCAACGCCGCCCCCAACGCCCCATTCCACCTTCGCCAAGCCGTCGTCCGATCGCACCCCATCCACGCGCAGATGTCTTTCCAGGGCTCGTGGCTGGCGCGCTTCCACAGCAGGTGTCGCTGCTCTTCTTCGAGCGCGCTGACCCACTCAAAACAAGCAAGCATGCGGTCGATGGCGGCGCCGCTGGGTTGAAAGAACACGGGGCGGTCGTCGGCGGCGAACTTTTCGCTGGCGCTGCGCGGGATCTGGGGCCAGGTTGAGGCGTAGCCGCGAGGGCCGGCGGGTGGGAGTTTTCGGGCGGTGCGGGAGGCTTCTTCCAGCATGGCCGCGAGTTCCTTGGTGGTTGCCGGCATGCTGATCTTCGCGACGGGGCGGGTGAGGCTCATGCGGCCTCCCTGGTGTTGGCCGTCTTGGCGCGCGCCGAGACGCACAGCAGCAGCGCGATCGCGTCGGCCTCGTTGTCGTCTTTGGGCGCGAACCCGTGCCGCTGGACCGCGGCGATCACCGCTGCCTTGCTGGCATTGCCGCTGCCGGTCACCGAGCGCTTGATGGTGCCGACCGGCACGCCCGCGTAGGGTATCTGATGTTGCTCGCACCAGGCGCTGAGTTGACCCAGGAGTCCGCCGTAGACGTGGGCTGCGTCGACGCCTTGGTGCCGGCGCACTTCCTCGAAGTGGACTTCGCCGATCGCGGTCAGTTGGTGCATCTCATCGAGCCAGCGACGAAAGCGCAGATAGCGCATGCCGCCGCCCTCAAATCGCTGCGGCCGAAAACTCTGCGTACCGCTGGTGACGGCGCCGCCGGGGTTGGCAATCGCCCAGCCGGTTTGGGTGCCTAGGTCGAGTGCCAGGATCGTGGGGTTCATGGTGTCCTCCGGGTAGGGTCAGTCGTCGCGGTAGGGCAGCGGGCCGACGGGTTTGGGGCGTAACGAGATGCCGACAAATCCGCGCGTGCCGCCGCTGAACTTGGCGCGCTCGAATCGGCGGTTGGTCAGGAGTTCGGAGAAGCGCTTGATCGAGCCGGCGAACTCGCCGGCCTTCTCGGCCCAAGTGCGCCAGTCCTCAAACAGATCCGCGGCGGTGGCGCGCGCGACGCGTTCGACGAAGCAGCGATCCTCGATCCAGCGACCCAGCGCGTCTTCGCTTTCGAAGTAGTCGTCGGTGGCCTCGACCACGCAGCGTGGCGGGCGCAGGCCCTTGCGTTGCCACGCCAGGCAACCCTCGACCATCCAGGCGAGCACTGCATCGCGCTCGCGCCAGATCTTGTCTTCGAGTTGTTTGTCGCGCCGGTCGGGCGGCACGGTGATGGTGAACGGGATCAGCTGCAGGCGGCGGCGCATGGCCTCGTCGAGGTTGCGGATCGAGGGCTTGTGATTGCCGGCGATCAGCAACTTGAACTGCGGGATGTACTCGAAGAAGTCCTGGCGCATGAACCGCGCCGAGACCTTGTCGCCGCCGGTCAGCGTCTTGATCTTGCTTTCGTTCCAGCGCCGACCCTGTTCGGTTTCGACCGAGGACACCAGGCGCGCGCCGCGCAGACCCGCAAGGTCGGTCGGGTGCCGATCCGATCGGGTCTCCATGAACATCTCCATTGGCGCGTGCGTGGCGTACTCCGCCAGCAAGGCGCTCAGCGTGTTGACGAACACGCTCTTGCCGTTGGCGCCCGTACCATAGAGGAAGAACAGCGCGTGTTCGCTGGTCTTGCCGGTCAGGCAGTAGCCGCAGATGCGCTGCAGGTAGTCGATCAACTCGCTGTCGCCACCGGTGCACTCGACCAGGAACTTGCGCCAGGTCGGACATGCGCCAGCGTCACCCAAGCGCGCGGCCGCCAGCTTGGTCATGCGGTCGGCGCGGTCATGAGGCCGCACGCTGCCGTTGCGTAGGTCGACGACGCCACCCAACGTGTTCAGCAACCAGGGATCGGCGTCCCATTCGTCCGCATTGGCGGCGTGCAGGCGATCGCTGCGGGCCAAGCGTTCGACGCCGGCGACGGTACCGCTCGCTGCCAGCTTGGCCGCGAGTCGCGGCGAGTCCGCCTCCAGGGCGTGCTGGCGACAGACCGCGCGGATCAGGTCGGTGGCGCGCAGCGTGGCTTCGGGTACCCAGCGCATGCCGGTCCACACCAGCCACTGACCCCAGGCCGCCACATAGCGCCAGTCCGGCGCGTAGCGCGCGGTGAAGTGCAGCGCCATGCCGTCTTCGGTGCCCCAGACCGCGGCTGGTGTCTGTGCCGCGTTGTCCGATGCGCCGGGCAAGTCCGGCCCCTGAATCGCCATGCGCTCAGCGTCGCGAATGAACGCCGGCACATCGACTTGCTCGACGACCGCGTCGGCGCAGTCCCAACCCTCACTGCGGTCCTCCGGCGGCAGAAGAATCGCGCAACTGCGCGCGCCGACCGCGACGATGGCCTCGCTGGCGGCGATTGCGTAGTCCCAGCCCGGACTGTCCTTGTCGGGCCAGATCAGCACGTCCTTGCCGGCCAGCGGCGACCAGTCCGTCTTGTCGACCGGGGCGCGGGCACCGTGCATAGCGGTGGTCGCGCAAAGTCCCAGATCGATCAGCGCCTGTGCGCATTTCTCGCCCTCGACCAGGACGATGGTCTCGGCGCGCGCCAGCGCCGGCTGGTTGTACAGCGGCCGTGGATCCAACCCTTCGAACCGGCCCGTGCGCACGTTCCAAGGCCTGAACTCCTTGCGACCGGGCTCGGGCTCATAGCGATAGACGCACGCCAGCAACGCGCCGTCGGCGGCCAGATAGTCCCACTTGGCGGTTGGCGGCCCGAGGTCCGGCGCGTCGACTGAGCGTGTGCGAGCACGTTGTGGCGCCGCTCGAACCGACACCGAATCGCGCACATCCGTAGGCGCTGTACCCAACCACTGCGTCGCGCGCTCCAGCACTTCCCGAAAATCACTCCTTGCCGACAGCCCCTGCGCCTGCGCGAACAGCTCGACGTGATCGCCGCCTTGCGAGGTCGCGAAGTCATACCACTGGCCACGCTTGGGCCCATCCAGCGACACCGACAGCGAGTCGCCCGATTCGCCGCGCGCATTGCCGATCTGGAACTTGCCAGCACGGAACACGCCCGCCGGCAGGTAGGTGCGCAGCATCGATTCCAGTCGATCGAGCAGCCCGTCGCGGATCGAGTCCGCATCGATGCTGCGCCGCGTCGGCTCCGCCGCATCATTGAAGTCCAGCAACTGCGTCATCGCTGACTCCAGCATCGGTCCTGGTATGCGCAGGACTTGCAGACAAAGTGCGTCGACGACGTCGCGCAGCGGGGCAGCAACTCGTGCGCTGCGGTGGCATCGAGCACGCGCACGGCGCGATCGCTCATGCGCTGCGCCAGTTCCGCATCAAACTCGACAGACTCGAAGTGCAGCGACTGGTTGTCTTTGTTGATCGCGGTGAACAACGCCGGATTGGCACTGATGCCCGGGATCAGGGGTTCCAGATAGGCCTGGTAGAGCGCGATCTGCGCCGCATACACCGGCTTGGAGCGCGCGACGCCGTGCTTGACGGTGTCCTTCCAACTGGCGTCGTGCATGGTCTTGCATTCCCACAGCATCGGCAGCGCACAGTTGAGGTGCGCAGGCGCCGCCACCACGATGCCGTCGACATGGCCGCGCAGCCGCCCGCCCGCAGCCGCGAACCCGATCTGATCGCCGCCTGCGGTGCGCGTCACGAGATCAAACCCGGCCGCACGCAGCCAGCGAATGGCCAGGTCCTCGAACATATGACCGGCATCGAACACGCGCAGCAGCGAGCCTTTGAACTCACGCCCAGCGTCGACCCGTGCGCCGGCGTATTCGTACTGCAGTTGCCGCTCGCAGGCGGCGCCGACACGACTGGCGCCGAGGTAATCTCGTGGCGTTTGGGCCGCACGTTCTGCCTGCAGCGCCGCGTCGATGGCTGCGCTGATCTGCTCGGAGAGGGTGGGACGGTGATTGAAGTCGAGCATCAGAAGGGCGCCTCGTCGTCCGGATGCGTCAGGCCTTGGGCCGCAAAGTGCGCGCGTTCGATGGCGAGCGTTTCCTCGCCAACCTGGCGCATGGCGACCTGGTAGGCGCTGACGATCGCCTGCACCAAGCGCAGGATCTCCGGCTTGGAGTAGTCCGCCAGCGGCCGCTCCATTCCGATCTCGGCGACCACATCGCCGAGCGCACCCAGGCAGCGTTCGCGCGCCTGCGCTTCCATTTTCTGCATGCGGTCAGGTGCCAACATGGGTACCTCCCACTGCTGACACAGCGCGATGTAGACGCTTGAGCAGGTCATCGAGCAGAACCGTGCTGACCGCATCGCTATCGGTGTCCGGTTCAACCTCCGCCAGGTATCGCTGGTGGGCTGATAGCGCAGCCCACAGACTCGACTGCTGCAGATCGCGCAACTGAGGCGCGGCGGCGATGAACTCGATGCGGGGATAGAGGTCGAGGGTGAGGGCATTCATGCGGCCCTCCGCAGGTCACCGGTGTGCGCTTGCCAGATCAACCGCTGGATCGCGCTGCGATTGAACCGAAAGCACAGGTGCGCGCTGGCCTGGTAGCGGGTCAGCCCGAAATCCTGCCGCGCCGCTGCCGGCAAATGCGCGAGTTGCTTGTCGGTCGGTGGCTCGCCGAGCCAGCGCTTGGTCTTGTGCGCTGCGTCCGCCGCCTCGTGGGCATTGAGCCAGTCGTCCGCCTTCGCCAGGCCAATCAACCGATCGCCATGGGCGAGCAGTCGCACCGGTTCGCCGCTGGCGGCGCCGAGGGCATACCAGCGACCGTCGATCCCGAACACGCCGGACCAGGACTCGAAGCCCGCGGCAACCAGCGTGTCGCCGGCCCCAAAGAGATCGACCCAACTGAAGTTGGAGCCGCTCAGGAGATCGATCTCGGTCATCGCAAACGCACCGACCGGCAAGCGCGCATCCGGGCGCTCGGTTGGTTCCCAGACATAACCGCACAGCGGGCACTCGGTCACCCGCAGCGGCACCGAGCCTGCGCAGTTCGGACATTCCTTGGTGGGCGCTGCGCCGGCTTCCCGACCGTCGAGATGCGTGTCTTCTTCCAGCCGCCCGTGCATCAACGAGGCCGTGCCGAAGTCGAGGACGACGCAGTCGGACTTGTCGACGTGCGGGTGCTCGGCGGGATCCACCGTTCGTAGCCCGCGCCCGACCATCTGGATCAGCGTCGACTTGTGCGAACTGGGACGCAGCAGCACGATGCAACTGGTCGGCGTGTAGTCGTAGCCTTCGGTCAGCACCGCGACGTTGACGACGACTTGGACCTGGCCACGCTCGTAGGCGGTCAGTCGCGCTTTGCGTTCGGCGGCGGGCAACTCGCCATGGATGACGACGGACGGGATCCCGGCGGCGTCGAATGCGCGCGCGACATCCTCTGCATGGGCGACCGTCGAGCAGAACACGAGGGTCTTGCGACCGTCGGCCTGGGCGCGCCAGTGCGCGATCACCTGCTGGGTGATCGGCACCGTATTGAGAATGGCCTCGACCGCCGACATGTCGAAGTCACTCGCGCTGCGGCGAACCTGGCTCAGTTCGCCCTGGACCCCGAGATCGACCACAAAGGTGCGTGGGCGCACCAGGTTTCCCGAGGCGATCAACTCCCCCAAGCGGATGTGATCGGCGACATTTGAGAAGACCGCCCGCAAGCCCACGCCGTCGCCGCGGTTGGGCGTCGCGGTGACCCCGAACACCTGCAGTCGGTTGTTCTTCGATTGCGCGGCATCGATGACCCGGCGATAGCTCGCGGCGGTCGCGTGGTGCGCCTCGTCGACCACGATCAGGTCGAGGACGGGCATCTGCGCGAGGTTGGCCTCGCGCGTCAGCGTCGGCACCATCGCGAACGTCGTGCGGCCCGACCAGGACTTGGCGTCAGCATCGACGACCGAGGTCGAGATGCCGGGATTGACGCGGGCGAACTTGGCCTGGTTCTGGGCCGTCAGCTCATCACGGTGCGCCAGCACGCAGGCCTTGGCATCCGGCTCGGCCAGCATGCGACCGACCACGGCCGACAGCATGACCGTCTTGCCACTGCCGGTCGGCGCGACGGCGAGGGTGTTCTGGTGCTGGCGGAGCGCTGCGAGGGAGCGCTCGACCAGGACCGCTTGGCGCGGACGAAGGATCACGGGGCGCCTCCGTTACTGCGCCCAGGCGGGTCGCGTCGGGACGCTGGCGCGCGCCGCTGCAGGCGGGGGAAGCGGCGAGCCCGATCCGCCACCGGTCACTGG